CGCCAGTATTTATCGGCCATGGTCTTGCACTCGAAAAGCATCGGATACTTAAGCCCAAGCGCTTCAGGCCCCGCTGTGATCACGCCATCGACGTGGCCCTGAAGCCTGCCGCCTGCAACTGAAAATCCGAACTGTCCGCCACCCGCTTTGCGGTCATGAAGCTCAAAACCTGCAAGCCTCAGCCAACGGATCACCAACTCTTCAAAGACATGACCAACCTCAAACACACGAAGCGTTCGTCCTGAAGAGCCCCTGCCCTCATCGGCAGGCGCCCTGGCATACTCGTATTGAAGCGCCCGCTCACAAGACGCGCCAAGTCTTGAAGCGCCCAGGTAGCTGCGCGGTGTCTGCCCTGCACGCTCTGCATCCAGGGCCTGATCGATCAGCGCGCAGACCTCCTCGCTAAAGCTGCGCTTGTGGTTGTAGTCAAGCATCGATATGACTCCATGATTTTTGGTGTTTGATGGCATAAATCGCCGTGGCACTCATCCCGAGCAGACGAGCAAGCTCTGCCGGACTGCACTGCCCAAGAAACATCAACCGCTTCAGAATTTGTACCTGTTGACTGTCAAGCCTTGCCGTACCACTTCGATCGCCTCGAGCCGCACGCCCTTTTCGTTTCATGTCGCAAAGGTTTTCCGCATGCGTGCCAAGCCACAGGTGCGATGGATTCACGCAACCCGGGTTATCGCAGCGATGACACACATGCAGCCCCTTGGTGATCGGGCCATGGGTGAGCTCCCACGCAGCCCGATGCACACTTACCTTGACGCCGCGTGCAGCGTGCCCCTCGGGTTCTCTGCGAATCTGCCCATAACCCCTCGCATTGACCGACCCCTGCCAGAGCCAGCAATCTTGCGGGCCTGCGTCCATATCGACGCGAGACCACAAGCGCACAGCTAATGGATGGTGATTTCGTCGCTCAATGGTTTGAGCCTGGGGATTTTCGGGACCCTTTTTCATCGCACCCCCTGAGACTTGTTTTTGGAGGCGGGCTTATCGGTTTCCCAAGGTAGGTCGTCTTCGATATCAGCAAGTGATACGGCCATCGGATCAGCGGTAAGTCCACTGTCCTGCCCGTCAGAACGCTTAAATAGTGTTTCTGAGTTTTCCGAAAAGCCAGACGAAGCTCCCCGCCGAGGTGGAAACTTGCTTGCCTCGTGGTGTTCGACCATGGCCTCTGTGTACCCGGAAACAATCGCTTTGATGACCGCAAGGGCCTCGGCTTCCGAGTACTGCCCAAGGGGTTTCTCAAAACCAATCTCAGCGGCTGCCTCACCAAAAAACCTAAGACAACGGTGCATGGCATTTTGTTCAATCGCACTCGGATCAATCATCACCACCTCCGAGCCAGGCGGCAGTCCACGTTGGAGGCGCACCCAATTGCCATAAAGCGTATGAAACGCGTTCTGACAGCGGCGTGAGCAAAACACCCAGTCCGTGGGAAAGCGCTCGTGGGCTTTCACCCCGAAGCGCTCGTCGGCGTGGCCAAAGCCACGCGCCTGTCTTAAACAGACCCAACATTTCACGCCCCCTTTCCCTACTGTGCCCAGGCCGGTTTACCCACGCCTGCAGCCCGCGGTGAGGAGCCGGAAAACGATCCCTGGCTTGCACTGGGTACCGATGGTGCGGGCGGGGGAATCTGGGTGGCTATGCTTTGAGGCAACATCACTGCGCCCCCTGCCCCTGTGAGCATCCCGCGCAACTTTGGGTAATCCGGATGGTCGGGTTCGATAGCAAGCTTGATCACGTTTTTATAGCCACCGCGATCATCCGAATCGATATCAACGCGAGCGATAAATGTGAGCCCATCGAGCTCGTGAAAGCCTCCGATCCGTCTCGCGGCAGCTGCCTGCGGCGAATTATCGGTGGGCCGAATATTGCGCGCGCTATTGAGTGCAGCCCGTATAAAGGTGCGCCCCATATTGGCCCAGTTCGGGCCCTTTGCGCTGTAGAGACCAATGTTTGACCACATCTTGCGCTTCACAAAGGGGCCCTCGAGGATCACAAATTCGCAAGACAGATAAACCGAACCTGAGTCAAAATTCTGTGTGGCATAGCCCCCGACCCAGCCCTGTGCCGGGTCATCAAAACCACCCGGCTTGATACTCATGCGCACCGGGGCAATCGTCCCCTTGGGGATGAGTTCAAAAGAGGGTTGCTGCTCGGCATCGTTAAAGTCATTCCATGTAGACATCGCACTACTCCTGCTCGTTGATGGGTTGCTGTGTGATTGCGATCTTGGGCGCGTTGGTTGCGGCTGCGCACTTGGCAATGAGTGCTCGCAAATCCGGGGGTTCGAGTAGATCGAGCTGCCCCGATCGGTCCTTGGCAGGAAACCCATAAGGGTTCATCGTCTGGGTGACGAAGGCGCGATAAGAGCCCCCCTCCTCGGTCTTGATCTCAGCAAGCGTGACCACCTCATCGACGATGCCTGGCAGTTCCGCGGCAGTCTTTGCCCCTTCAATCTGGGGCACAAAAACCTTGCGGTTAAAGTCATCCATGCGCTCATCCAAAATGGCAACAAACACCACGTGTTTGCCGCGTGCGTGCTGCAACTGTGAGAGCGCTCCAAGCATCTCGGTGCCAAGCAAACCGTAGGCACCTCGGGTGTCGGGCTTTCCCGTGCGCTCCGAAACCGCCTGCGGTTGGGTCTTGGCCCACATCAGTGCAAGCCTTGAGAGCACCGTGATGCTGTCAACAAAGTAGGTGTCATACCGCGCAAGCTGTGCGGGATCGCCATAGCGCTCACACACATGTTCATAGTGCGCTTGGGAGTAAGGCGCATCGGCAGGCAGCGCTATATTCGGTCCAGAGAGAAACACCACAAGGTCACGAAATTCGGGCCAAGTGGAGGGCCGCACGCAATCGCCACGCCAGTCCTTCACAGCAAGATCGCCTGCCTCCAAATCGACAAAAAGTGTCGTTGCCTCTGCGAGCGTTTTGAGTTGGGTTGTCTTACCAATCCCACTTTTGCCAAGCAACACGAGCTTGACGCCCTTTTTTTCGCGCAGCCGCTCATCGGCCGTGATAATGGGTAGTCTCATCGCCCTACTCCTTCATGAGAGCGAGTCGATAACTCGCCCTGCCGGTTTTGACCGTTCTAGCTTCAAGAAATGAAGCGCGCAGCGTTTCTGGCCATGCCTTGAATCGACTCTCTGCGACCGAGTAGCTGATATCGATGTACTGGCGGACGTCTTCGCCGCTTTGGGCGATGCGTTTTGCAATCTCGGCAAGCTTTGCCTGGTCCCACTGAACTTCTTTTTTAAGGTCAGATGTCACCCGCACATCACCATCGTCAAGATGTATAACGCCGCTCTCCCGGCCAAGCTCAAGGCGAAGTCGGTTAACCCGATCGCCAAGGCGAAAGTCAATGGCAGCGTCAATGTGTGATTGAATGGCCTTGTCCTTAGCGATACGCGCTGCTACGCTGCCTCGCAGGTGAAAGAGCTCAGCCGAAGAGCTTTGCGCCAGTTCCCCGATGGGCGTTTGCATCAACTGCTCATCATTGGGCAGGGCATTCATGCTGCACCTCGCACCACGTAACGCTCTGAGGTACTCTTGCGCAGGCTCTTTGTTTCAAACGCTTCAACGTCCTCGATGCGATAGCGCACACAGCCAGGGAGTCTTAAAAAAACGGGACCAATCCCCTGACAGCGCCAGCGCTCGAGGGTGTTCTCGCACAAATCCCAACGCTCGGCGAGTTCCCGCTGGCTGAGATGACGGATGGGTTCTTCGGGTTGCAATGTCTTCTCCTTGAAGGTGAAAGTGATCCTGCTTTGTTCGGCTTGGATGCCGAACCAGGCAGTGCATGGATCATTTCAAGGAGCGTTCTGCAGAAAGCTCTACAGATACTGCAGCCAGTTACTGCAATATCACTTCAAATCATTAGCGGGTGATTTGGTGCTGACGGTGGCCAAAGCGCGCACAAATGCATCCGCTTCAAGGTATTGCTTACGCGACTGGGGATGGGCTCTGGTCTATCGGCTTTTAAGCGTTCACTCTGAGCCATCTCAGGCAGGTCATTAAGATCTATATTATCGAACGATCCAGCTATTGTTCATTGAAAGCACCAACCCATGATCAATGACATGGCGTCATTGGTCACTCAGCGCAATCTGGTGATCGTTAGCACCTCAACACAGGTGCTATTTCATATTGATCCTGGCGTGATGCCCTACTTTTTGTTCTCAAGCTGTGTCCAGACTGTCATCAGGAACGCTCCCGGGACGCCGTCACGAACAACCACATAGCCCTCGCGCAATTCTCTTGCTCCCCAGCCACATTCCCAAATTGCAGAAAAAGACCACAGTTCGCTTTCAGACGTAAGGCCTTCGATGAGCGTGCACCAGGTGTTATGAAGATGTCCGAAGGGAAGTGCAGGCGCTGCATGAAGGGGGTCAATAACCATTTCTCGGCGTTCAATTTCCTGGACTGATAACCGTTCTTTGAGATGGCTGCTGTCGACTGAAAATTGCTTTTCGATTTGATCGCGACGCTTATCTTTATCGTCAGGTCTGACCCATTCTTTAACTTTCACTAAAAGCGCAATGGGCCATGCGATAACGATCAGTATCCCTGCTAACGCTGGAGCAACGACATCATTAAGCACGCGATAGGAAAGCTTTCGACGCTCGGGATTGATTGCCTCTAAGATGTCTTGAATCGACTCGGACTTTCGCTCTGCCGACATTAAATGTGCCCCAAGAACGACCACCAGCGTGAGTGCCCCTGCGCCAAGCCAACCGTAGAGATAGTTCATAACAAACCCTCATCGGTATCCTTTTGCGCTCGATGCGTGGAGCGACCCTTTGTGGGATAAATAAGCATCGCACCAACACCGTAGCCTTCCTGACCCTGACTATCGTCAGCTTCACCGTTGTTTTGAATCTCGGTAGATACGACCACACCTCGATCTATCGTTAGCAGCAAATCACGCTCAAAGGTGCTCCCATAACCCATATGCACGTACTTGAGTTGTTTTCCCTGGGGAACCCTAACCGAACCCGTGTACCAGTGTGCAAAGGCCCGCTCAGGGAAATCCGGAAATATCGACGCCTGCGTGACTTCGCTCCCATCTTCCAGCGTCCCGCTGAGACCCACAAGGTAGAGTCGATCGTTCACAATTTCCCATCGCCCGACATAACCTCGCCAAAGAGCGGTCGAGGGCGACCCAAATGGGGGCCGATGCCCAGCCATTGCAAAGTAATCATCAAGGGGATTCGTACACATGGCATGTTCGCTTCCCTCATACAGCAGGCGTTCAGCAATTTGAGCAGTCATTTCGTTTTTATCCTTCATTCACGCGACAGGGCAACGTTAAGGATAATGACCCAGTGGCTCATCAGACGAGCCTGACTCACAAAAAGGTGTAGGTATCCGTGACCATGTCGAGCCCCTAGCGCCGCGTCAGAACCAACCCTTTAGACCCCGATCAAGCGATCATTTGGATCGCAATCTATTGACGATCCCGCGCACAGATCGAGGAAGAAATGTCACACACATACCCTCGCATCCGCGGGGCGATTCCGGAGGCTGCGCGTGCTAACCGCGTGAGTGCGCCGCCGAACGGTTGCCCAACCGGAGATCCGAACATGACCGCGTCGTTTCTTTTGTCTGTCACCAATCATGTAGCGACCTTCAGCCTAAATGGCACCCCCTGGAATCTAATTCTCCTGGACTGCATCGATCAACTGGAGCGGCAACTTCCGGGGGTACTCGGCAATGACGAGGTCCGCGCAATCATCTTCACCGCGGAAGTCCTGGACAACTTCTCCGCGGGATCACTTGAACCAGATCCCCGAGGGGGTTCGGCGAGCGGGGAGTCCTTAAGCATTCTTCAGGCAGCACCATCGCGTGCTGGACATGATCGAGAACGGCCTTCCGACCCTGGTCGGCGGCGCGCTACGGCAGCATGAGCAATCCGTTCAGCCCTGACCGGCCGTGCCCAGAACCTGGCTGCGCAGCCACGCGTGCGACGCCGTCACCGTCTCGCGGCTGTGCCACAAGGCGAAGAAGTCGAAGTAGGCACCTTCCAGCGGAACCGGCAGCCAGCGAAAGCTCCCGTAGGGCTCGAGTC